CTAACCTACAAAAGTATCCAGACGACCGATAAATATATTTGGAAATTGGTTTTTCAAAACCTTGAAACTAAAAAAATTTTCCCAGCAAAAAAATGCCCCAAAAAGTTGACTTTAGCGACTACGACAAAATCCTAGCAAACTTTGACCAGTTCTGTGATGAGTTTGAGAGTCGTGCGTCCAATGCATTCATGAAAGGAGATCAAAATGATGGAAGAGTTACTGGAGAGATTGAACGAGTTGGAGAGAACGCTCCTATGGCAGTCAGAGAAGTTGACGAGCCTGGACCAACGGATCTCCCAGATAGAGCGCCCCACATTGATGTATCATCGTCCGAAGTCTGAGGATTACGAGACGATTGCTCAGACATTAGACTATCTACATAATAATGTTGAAGGGATCAAAGGAGATCTCGTGAAGATAGCAAAATCGGTTGCGTACTAATGCCAAACCTTGTAGGACCAGAAACAGTTGATACAGTATCTTCTGATGCGACCTGTGTGTACGCTGCATCACCCATAGGAGGGACTCCAATACCGACAACGGTGAAAGTAGGTGGAGAGACCTTAGAGATCGTTGCAGGCGCTCCTGTGCCCTATGCATGTGATGATGTAGTAGGTGTAAAGATCAATCCTCTCAGTCCTTTACCATGTCAACCAGGTACAAGGATTATCAAACCAGCAATTAATACTACTGTCTATATCAACGGACAATTACCTGCTGTTACTGGGGACGAAGCTCAGTTAGTGGTAGGAAGTACACCGAGACCCTTGACAGGACCGTTCCAACACCCTACAATAGTAATTGGTTCTAATTTACAATAACCTATGGCACGAAGCAAAGTTGGTCTGTCTGGCGGACCTACCATTGAGTCCAAACCCAAAAAAACGCGACAGGGTGCGGGGCAGCACACAAAGTACGCTGCCACTTCTCGCAATAACAAGAAGAAGCGTTATCGGGGACAGGGGCGATGAATTTAATCTGTAATCTTCCTGCTGAGAAGGTATGGGTCCGTAAGGAATACCTCAGAGATCATCAGGACGGTCACGGAGAATTCGTTGAAGGCGTCTGGGTATCTGCAAAGTCAATACCTGGACGTGCTTTTTACTTTGAGACGTACTTACCTGAGTACGGTGCAATGTATGATAAGTTACCTATTAGTGCTTTTCTCCGAGCGCCGAAAACACCGACGCCTGATATGAGTCTAGAGAACCTACAATTTTGGAACTGTATGGATTATGGGGTCATGGCGATCAATAAGGGTTTTGTAAGCTCTATGGACGCTGAGATTTACACCAGGGACCATGGGTTTATGAAGGGACAGTATTTGTTTACTTTAGACAACTACCATGCAAACCCTGATGTAATTGACAATAATGTGAGCGAAGTACCCCAGGAGCATAAGTCACATAACTGCATTGCACTAGAGAATGGTCAGTTTGCATTGTATCCTAATAACAGGACACGGTTCTACGACCTCTCTATCACCCCTGAGACGCCCAAGAGACCCGACTTCAAGGTTTCTACCATAGAATACCAAGTTGAGTCAGGAACGGACTGGGGACGCCTTGGTGACACTGATGAATATTTCTGGGAAACTAAGAAAGAAAGAGAAACTGATGTTGAATCCCGAACTGACGAAGAATAATTATATTGTTCTGCCGAAATTCATTGATCCAAAGTATGCTAATACATTGTATAAGGATTTACTTTACAATGGACAAACCGAAGAGAACTTTGGTAGAGAAAATGATGCATCATATGATGAATACACGGCAGGTGACATTTATAATGCGTACAAAGCGCGTCCTGGTCAAGAGTTATTGTACTATTTGACACCTATTGTCACTAAAATTGTACAAGAAAATCTATTTCCGACGTATTCTTGGATGAGATTATACAAAAATGGTTCACAATTGTTACAACACGCGGACAGACCAGCTTGTGAGATCTCTTTGACGCTACATTTGGGTGGTGATAAACCTTGGGATCTCGTAATGGAGCGCCCAAGCGGTAATTTTCAACATGTTACATTAAAAAATCCTGGTGATGCGGTACTTTATCTCGGATGTGTCTCACGACACTCTCGTAGTGGAGCGTATGAAGGGGAAAACTACGGTCAAATATTCTTACATTATGTTAGAAGTGCGGGACCGCTGGCATATACTGACAGCGATCTAAATAAAGGTGACCTAGATTATGATTGGCGAACCAAAATTAAGGAGGACTATGGGCAACAGTAGAGTTGATAAAAGTCAAGAATTTATCAAAGAAGGGATGACCCTGATTACTGAGGTTGAGAGTGACAAATATCTGCGTAAAGCAGGTAAGAGAAAAGATGTCCAAGAGGGCGAGATCTTTGATAACCAAGAAGAGTGGACTGACGGATTCTGTGGTAAGTGATAAATAGAAACAGCCTGTTGCTGTGTCTAAATGCCTTCCTTTCAGACATTCAAAGATCTGAGCATTACGTTTAAGAAACATCCTGTATCCGATGATTTGGTACAGGTAAAAGATAAGGCAGCTATCGTTCAAGCGATTACTGCCTTACTTTTAACGAATAAGGGAGAAAGACCATTTCAACCTAATTTGGGTTGTGATGTTCGTAATATGCTGTTTGAACCATTAGACTATGGTTCTGCTGCATTGATTAAAAATGCTATCAAAGAAACAATTAACCGTTACGAACCAAGAGTTAGTGTTGCAGATATTATCTGTACACCTGATTACAATACTAATGGTTATGACGTTGAATTATACTATACTATTGTTGGTAGAGAAGACGCACCAGTAGCTGTAGAATTCTTCTTAGAGCGTACACGATAATGCCTTATACTCAGGTTGCCAATTTAGACTTTGAAGATATCAAAGTTGCTCTCAAAGATTACATGAGAGCACAAACGGATTTTACTGACTATGATTTTGAAGGCAGTGCATTATCCAACCTAATTGATGTATTAGCGTATAACACGTACTACACGGCGTTTAACACTAATATGGTAGTCAATGAACTATTCATTGATTCTGCCACCTTGAGAGACAACGTAGTAGCGATTGCGAAGCAACTAGGGTATAGACCCAAGAGTGCTACCTCTCCTACTGCGTATGTCTCTTTTACTGTAAATTATACTAACCCAACAACTGACACTGAACTCCTACTGAAGAAAGGAAGTGGTTTCATTGCAACTTATGACAACAATGTGTATCAGTATGTTGTACTTGATGATGTAACAGCACAAGTTGTTAATGATGTCGCGACATTTACTGATGTTGCTGTAAACGAAGGAACACAATTAACCAATACTTTCACTGTAAACACTGCATTGAAAGGTCAAAGATTTATCCTTGACAATCAAAACATTGACACCAACACAATCAGAGTGAAGGTATATCCTACTGGAGGCAGCTTCAGTGAACCATATCTTGTAGCAGATAACATTCTAGGTGTTGATGGCAACTCAAAAGTCTTCTTCCTTGATGAAATTGAAGACGAAAGATATGAAATCCTTATTGGTGATGGTATTCTAGGTAAAAAACTAGAGAACAATGCACGTATTGAAGTTTCTTACCTAACAACATCTGGTCCAGAAAGTAATGGAGTGAAGACATTTGTCTTCTCTGGTGTGCTTGAGAACCCTAATGGTGTATCTCCTACTGCATTTACCACTAGCATCACTTCTACTACTGCCTCAGCGGGCGGTGAAGAGATTGAAAGCACCCAGAAGATCAAATATACCGCTCCTAAGGCATACGGCACACAGGACCGTGCAGTGACCGCTCAGGACTACGAAGCAATTGTCCGTCAAGTGTATCCTGCTACAAGTGATATCATTATCTTTGGTGGAGAAGATCAAGATCCACCTGAGTATGGTAGAGTCTTTATTGCACTCAAACCAAAGGATGCTAGTTACTTGACATCTCTAACTAAGAATCAGATTATTGAAGAACTCAAGAAGTATGTTGTGGCATCTGTGGAACCAAAATTAATTGATCCTTCTATTCTATATGTTGAGCTGATGAGTAAGATCTATTACAATCGTGAGTCAACAGATCAAACACCAGCACAAATTAGAGACAAAGTTATTGGTGCTGTACAGTCTTATCTTGATACTAGTGATACTGAAAAGTTCAATGGTAAATTTAGATACAGTAAAATGGTTGGTGTTATTGATGATGCAGATAAGTCTATCAATTCAAACCTAACTGAAGTTACAATGAGAAAGGATTTCTATCCTTCTCTAAATTCTACCTTCTATTATGAGGTATGTTTCCAGAACGCATTTGATGTTAACTGCGACGATCCAATTCTGTCTAGCACTGGGTTTAGAGTTACTGAGTATCCTAACTTTGATGTGTACGTTGAAGACAGGGGTGGCAAAATTGTCCTATATAGACTAGATAGCGTAACTGGCGAAAAGGTTGTCCTTGACAGCGATATTGGCGATATTGATTATGTAAAAGGTGAACTTAAAATGTATGCTCTGACTATCATTAAGGGCAGTTTCTTTGATAATCGCATTTCACTAAGAGTAAAACCACTTTCTAATGATATCAAGGCAGTCCGTGAGGTCTATCTTGACGTTGATGTTGCTAATTCCTCGTTCACTGCATACAAAGAGTAAAGTAAATGCCTGCTGTAAAGACTAAGAGAATTTCTACTCTCATTGAGACGCAGCTTCCCGCTTTTATTACAGATGAATATGAACTGTTTAGTAAGTTCGTTCAGAAGTATTACGAAGCTCAGGAAGTACAAGGTGGTACTTTGGATGTTATTAGTAACCTC